GGTGGCTGAGCAGCCCATCTCCGGATGTAATGGTTTTACCTAGTCGGAATAGTCTCCGGATTGGCGTTTAGAGATGTCACGTTATCTTTGTTATTTTTATCAAAATATCGTGGTATTGAAGCCATTGTACATATATTGTTAAGTGCATGACTATATGCGCTGCACATCTAAGCACAGACGGGAGCCATCGTGATGTTCGGTTCGTCAAGAGTAAGCCGAAATAAAGGTTGCACTTGCCATGCGTAAAACTCATTGGGGTAGAGAACGCAGATCCCGAGTAAGGCTGAAATGTGATAGCAACAACATGGAATACCGAGCGGTGACATGGCGTGTATATGCGTCTTTCAATGCGCATTTGTACATTTGTATATTTGTATATAGCTCCTCTTGTAGACCCGTCGAAATGACATGTATTTTGTTGAATGTTTACTATAGATTTTTGTGGAGTGCCTAGCCACCTACATCAAAAAGTCGTTTTGTATTCATAATTGCTGTTGTGTATGCAGTCGTGTGTGTTCCAATACCATGCTAGCGCTATACGGAGTATCGTCCTCTTAAAAGCTTTAATCCCTAGTATGGCACGTTCACATTCCGGCTGGCTGAAAAATTTCTTATCAGGCCCGAGTAAACAAATCAAACAAAACAAAAACATGAAGAAAGCACCCAAAATCAAGGTGAAAAAGACTACTGTCACACCTGAACTTGCACGCTTAAGAAAAGAAGTAGCTAATCTTCGTGTAACACCAAAAACAAATACTTCTTTTCATCTATCCGAGTGCGGGAAGAAATACCTTATCGCGCAGGCCAGTCCGTTCAGCACAGCAGCCATGGGCTGCTGTATTCCTCACGAACCTGCTCCGAACAGTCAGAAGGCGACCGTGAAAACTTCTTTCACTATGTCAATCGGTGGTGCTGGCAATGCATCATCTGGCGCTCTTTATTTTGCTCCTTGTCTTAATTCAGACACTCCGTGTGTATATTACACGGATTCGACCAAAATAAATCTTGCTCCAACCTCTGACTTGACTGGTAGTCAGTTATTGCCGTTTTGTAACGCTGCTTATTTTAACAGCCCGTACACTTCGACTGATTTAACTCTTTCTGATTACAACACTCCTGCGGCTTCCGGGCGTATCGTGTCCTTTGGTGTTCGTATTAAAAGTGAAACCGCTACTAATTTTAATGGCGGAGTCATGTATTACTTTTCCGATCCATCGCATAGTAATACTGCGCGAGTACCCAAGACCACTGTACTTTCCCAGGCTCAATGTGCACGCATGCCCATTTCAGAACGTACTAAAACCGTTGGTTTAGAGTTCTCAATTGGTCCACAGTTTGTTGACGAACAGCAATACCCTTCTTTGGGTGGTGTTTCTTACAACAATGATTGTGTACTTGGTAATTATCCATTGTCGCGAACCCAGAATTTGGTTTCATACAATGATCCTGATCGTTACGGTAATGGCGTTGTTTATAACAAAGTCACCTCTGTAGCATCAGGCACTGATAATACCATCACTTTGGCATCTGGTATTGCAAGAAATATGTCCGAAACTGAGACGGTTATAATTCTTGATGCTGACAAGAACTTTGTCGGCTATACCAATTTAAATGCATCAGCCGTGGCGGGCGCCAATCAAGTGGTTCTTGACAGTAAGAGTGGTGTGGTCGCCAATGGATATTTAGCATCTGGCGTACCATCTAAGCTGTCTGAATCATATTCCGGTGGGGATCATTTCTTCCCCGGTGGAGCTCCTTGCGTCGTTTACATTGAACCTTCTAACTCTAGTACCACGTGTACTTATTTAGTTGAGATTATTGCTCATCTCGAGTTCGTCGGAACTAAAACCTCTGCATTGCAAACGCCTTCTCACGGAGACACGTTTGCATTGTCGAAGATTACCTCGTCTATGTCCCAAGTGCCAGCACTTATAGCAGCTTCCCCTTATACTCCTTGGATTAAGCTAGCTGCTCAGGCCGTCATTCGTGGATTCGAGAGTTATTCCGGCGTCGGGATGATTACTTCTTCTATGGCCGCCAAAGTCATTCAGGCCGCTCTTAAACTCTGACTCATTCGGGGTCGCGACTGGATGGCTTTTGATAGATTGCTCAAACGG